ATTGAAAAAAAGAGATTTAGAGGGAATCCCAGGATTAGATCTTGATAGATTTGATGTAATAGGATCTCAACAAGGAAAGATATTACATGCTGAAGAATATCTCCAAATAGGAGAAAGAATAATAAATGAAGAACCAGGATCAATATTGATTATAGATTCATACTCTGCTTTATGTACAGAAGCAGAAATAACTTCAGATATGGATAAAATGCAAAGAGCGGATGGAGCTAAACTATTAGCAAAATTTTGCAGAAAAGTAGCCAATGTGATTCCTGTTAATAAAAATATAGTGATTGGAATTACTCATCTTATGGGAAACCCAACTGGTTATGGGGCAGAGTTTAAAGAGAAATCTGGACAAGCTATTGCTTATCAGACAGATATTAAAATTAGAGCAAAAAGCTTCAAGCCTTGGTCTCTAGGGGTCGATACTAGTCAGATAGGACAAGAAGTCGAGTGGCAAGTTATTTGTTCTTCTTTAGGGGCTCCTGGAGGTAAAATAATAAGCTATATTAGATATGGACAAGGAATAGATAGACATATGGAGCTGGCTAAACTTGGAGAAGACTCTGGATTAATAAATAAGGGTGGTGCATGGTATACTCTAGATTTTATAGATATGAAGCCTAAAATTAAATTACAGGGATCAGAAAGAGTTAGACAATATCTATTAGATAATCCAGAACACTATGCTCTATTATATTCTGAAGTTAAAAAAATGATTGGTATTAAATGATAGTCTCAGATTTAGATGGCAACACCAAACAATTCCACTTGACAGGGCACATCTGTTATGGTATACTCAATAAGTCTTCGTACCATCTACTAGCTAGAGAGCTGATATCTGATCTATATCCAACCATGCAAATCCTTGAAGAAGTACCAATAGAAATTAGAAAATCTCAGAACCTATATCTAGATTTTTATATTCCTTTGATCAAAACAGCTATAGAAGTACATGGAGAGCAACATTATAAATTTATCTCTTATTACCATAAGACTCCATTAAATTTTATGAGACATAAAAAAAGAGACAAGGATAAAAAAATATGGTGCGAAATAAACGGAATAAAACATATAGAATTCCCATTTAATGAAAGCTGTGAACAATGGAAAAAGAGAACGCAATAAATAAGCCGAGTAAAGAACAAGTTGAGTCATGGGATTTGATCTTAGATTCATATGAGCTGTCGATAGGTCTTGGTCAATATAAACATGACTCATTTAATGAGAATGAAATCAATCAATATTGTCTTATGAGTAGAGATCAAATAGAGAAATTGACCCCAGATGATTGTGTGGAAATATCTTTTCGACTAGCTCAATTTTCTTTGCACTTACAAAGAACAGGTAATAGAGAGCTGGCAAGATATAATTGGGCAGAAGAGACTATTAAAGAGACTATAGCAGATGAGATCAATAACTATAAAGGTTATGGATATATAGAAAAATCATTACAAGCAATTAAAAATAATAGTAAAGCATGTACTCTTAATAAGATTAAAAAATATGCCAAGCAAAGATGCGATAGATTAGGATATTTAGCTTCAAATATTAAAAATTTATCAGACATAATATTGCAAGTCCACAAGCTCAAAAAACAGCAGGCGGCGACATAAATGATATTGTCAGATCCATCAGCAGAAAGAGCTATATTAGCTGGCATATGCAGATATGGAGAAGAAATATATCTAGACATATCAGATATTATTAAAGAATCCTCGTTTACTATAGACAGCAATGCTATTATTTATAGATGTATTAAGAATATATATGAAAAGAATAACCAACTAACAGTAGATATATCTTCCATATACTCTTCTGCTAATGAGCTTGGACTATCGACTATTTTATCTAAAAAAGAAGAAACTCAACATCTTAAAGCAATTATAGATTTCCCCGTAAGTAAAGAAAATATTCGTAAGTTCGCTGGGAAAATTAAAAAATTAGAGATTGCCAGATCCCTGCACAAAGAATTAGGGATAGCTCAAGAAAAAATGCTTGATATAAATGGCACAGAATCTATAGGCTCTATTATATCTTTAGCAGAAGATACTATATTTGGATTTACAAACAATCTTAATGAAGTAGAGAATAATCCAATTTTGATGGGAAAGGATTTAGAAGAATACATAGAGTATCTATCTACTAATCCAATAGATCAAGTGGGGATACCGACAGGATTCCCTATTTATGACCAAGCAATAGGTGGGGGACTTAGAAAAAGCACAGTTAATATTATTGCGGCCAGACCTAAAACTGGTAAAACTCTTTTGTCAGACAATATGGGATATTATATAGCTAACAAGCTTAAGATTCCAGTATTAAATATGGATACAGAAATGACCAAAGAAGATCATATCCATAGAGTATTAGCTATGATAACAGAGATAGAAATTAGAGATATTGAAACTGGGAAATTTATTTCAACTGAAGATAAAAGTAAAAAGATAGCCAACGCTGTACAAGAATTAAAAAACTCCCCCTTATATTACAAGTCTATAGCTGGAAAAGCTTTTGATGAGCAAATAGCTATTATGAGAAGATGGCTATTAAAAGAAGTTGGTCTTAATGAAGATGGAACAGCAAAAGACTGTGTTATCTTTTATGATTATTTAAAACTTATGGATACTCAAGGAATGTCTCAAGACCTGAAAGAATATCAGGTGTTAGGATTTATGATGACAGAATTACATAATTTTGCAACAAAATATAAGGTTCCAATAGTGGCCTTTATTCAACTAAATAGAGATGGAATAAATAAAGAGAGTACAGATACTGCTAGTGGATCAGATAGAATTATTTGGCTATGTAGTAATTTTACTATCTTTAAAAGGAAATCTGACGAAGAAATAGCCGAGGATGGCCCAATTCATGGGAATCGAAAGTTGGTCCCTTTGATCAGCAGACACGGTGGTGGGCTAGACGATAATGATTATATCAACTGTAATATGAAGGGTTGGTGTGCAAAAATTACAGAGGGTAGGACAAGATTAGAGATATTAAATAATAAAGGAGATTCCTCCTCAGAAGGCTTTATAATAGATGACAAAGATAATGACCAAATCGATTTCGTATAATCAAGATCAATTAAAATTAATTTGTGACGACCTATGTGATAATATAGAGTTATTATTTGATTATTTAAAGGTAGAAGACTATAGATTAAATAATAGAATGTATATGATGAAATGCCCCATACATGGAGGGGATAATACTTCAGCATTAAACATATATCATCTAGGAGATACTTATAGGGGCAATTGGACATGTCGTACTCATGGATGCGAAAAAACATTCAAGGGATCTATAATAGGATTTATCAGAGGAATAATATCAGTAGAAAAATATCTGTGGTCAAAGAGCGGAGATAAAATATGTCCATTTGAAGAAGCAATCAGACTATCCTTAGATTTTCTTCAAAAAGATATTAAAAATTTTAAAGTTTCAAGCTCTGACATAGAAAAAAAAATATTTTCACAGACAATAGACAAAATTAAAAAACAAGAAGTAGAGAAGTGTTCCAATATCACAAGAGAAACGACTAAGAACATACTGGATATTCCATCTGCCTATTATGTCAGCAGAGGATATAGCGAAGAGATATTAATTAAATATGACATAGGACTATGCTCTAGACCAGGAAAAGAAATGAGCAATAGGGTGGTTGCTCCTGTATATTGTGATAATCACAAGTATGTAGTTGGATGCACAGGGAGAAGCCCATATAATAAGTGTCCGACCTGTTTATCATTTCACGAAGATACAAAAGACTGTCCACCAAAAGACAGTTTGCATCTTCATTCTAAATGGAAGCATAATACAGGATTCAAAACTCAAAATCACTTATATAATTATTGGTTTGCTAAAGAACATATTTTTGAAGATAAAATAGCTATTATAGTAGAGAGCCCCGGCAATGTATGGAAACTAGAAGAAAATGGAATACATAATAGCGTAGCTCTCTTTGGTTGTTCTTTAAGCGATAGACAAAAAATAATACTAGATGGATCTGGAGCAATGTCTCTTATTATATTAATGGATAATGACGAGGCTGGAAAAAAGGCAACGGATCAGATACAGAATAAATGCAAAAGTACATATCGAATATTTATCCCAACTATATCAAAACAAGATATAGGAGATATGACTCCAGAAGAAATATCCCAAGAGATAAAAGAATTTATAGAAAGAATTAAATGACCTATATACTATCGTTTTCTGGACGTAAGCAGTCGGGCAAAAGCACATCAGCAGATTATATAATATCTTTAATAAATGAGCATAAACTCAATATGTCTTATAAGATCTATAGTTTTGCAGACCCTCTTAAACAGGACATCTGCATCAATATATTAGGACTAACATATGACCAGTGTTATGGGTCTGATGATGATAAGAATACCATGACTGATTTATGGTGGGATGGGGTTCAATTAACAGCTAGACAAGCTATGGAGATTATTGGAACCAAAATCTTTAGAGCCTTAAAAACAAATGTGTGGGTTGATGCTACTATAAACAAGATAAAAAAAGAAAATGTTGATCTTGCTATTATCTCAGATTGTAGGTTTCCAAACGAAGTAGAAGCAGTTAAAAATAGTGGGGGTCTTAATATAAGGCTAGAGTCAGATCCATTCCATTCTGATGCTATTAGTGAAAATTCTCTAGATCAGGATGTTTATGATTGGTCTAATTTTGATATTATTATTAAGAATTCTAAAATGACTATTGAGGAAAAGAATAGGGAGATAAGAAGATTTTTATATGACTATAGTATTATCTCTACTTGTGGGCTTTCTGATGATAAAAGACCAAAACACCAAAACAAAGGAATACTCTCATTATAATAACATACTTCAGAAGCTCGTCTTATAATACTCATTCTATGTGCGAGCAACAATATTTTTTTGAGTACGTCTTAGGGTGGCGGGGAGCATCAAATAAAAAAGCAGATAAAGGCACAATTGTACATAAGGCATTAGAAACTTTAGCAGTTATAAAAAAAGCACAACAAGATAATCAAAGATATATAGAAGATGAAATCCTTAAGAATATAGATGTTGAGAAATATGATTTAGATCAAATAATTGAGAAGGTATATAAATATTATTCTGAATCTTTTAAACATCATGAATGGTCGGATAAAGACTATATTGATTGTAAAAAATGGACATATAAAGCAATAGAATTAAATAATGGGATGTTTGATCCTAGAAATAGAGAGATAGTATGCCCAGAACAAAGATTTGACATAGAGATTAAAAAACCTTGGGCTTATTATAAATACCCAGATGGGACAGAGGGGTATCTGGGATTAAAAGGAACCATAGATCTATTAACGAAGGTAAATGAAAACACAATAGAAATCATAGACTGGAAAACTGGTCGTCGTCTAGATTGGGCCACAGGAAAAGAAAAGACTCAAGAGTCACTACAAGAAGATCCGCAGCTAAGAATATATCACTATGCTGTTCAGCAATTATATCCAGAGATAGAAAATATTATAGTCACTATTAATTTTATAAATGATGGGGGGCCATTCTCTGTGATTTATGATAGATCAGACTTAACAAGAACAGAAGCTATGCTTCAGAGAAAATTTGAGATTATAAAAAATTCTAAAAAACCAATCTTAAGCAAAACATGGAAGTGCAGTAAATTTTGCCCCTTTGGTAAAACGACATTTGAAAATACTAGAATATCTCCTATAGTAGAATATAGATCTGGTAAAACATGCGCAATAGATAAGAACATGACTAAGTGTGAACAAGTAAAACACGATACAGATCTAAGGGGTATGGATTCTGTCATTGACGAGTACACTGTTCCAGGGTATACTATTGGAAAGTACAAACCCCCAGGAACCATAGAATGAAACAATACATCCCGCTGCACGTTCATAGCCATTATTCCCTATTGGATGGGCTTTCTAAGCCAGAGCAAATAGCTTCTAGGTGCGTAGAGATAGGAGCCGGAGCTTGCGCATTGACAGATCATGGAAATATAGCTGGGGCAGTTCAATTTCATTCCGCTCTGCAAAAAAAAGGAATAAAACCTATTTTGGGATGCGAGGTCTATATTTCTGATCAAGACTGCAAGATAAAGACTAAAGAGAATTCTAAACTTTCTCATTTTTTGCTCCTAGCTAAAAATCATCAAGGATGGAAAAATCTCATCCGTTTAATCTCTGCCTCAAATGACCCAGATGTTTTTTATCACAAGCCAAGACTTGATTTAGAGTCTATTAGAGACTATTGTGATGGGAACCTGATAGGTATCTGTGGACATCTTGGATCTTATTTAGCTAATAAAATAAGTTCTGATGATCAATTGCTTCCTAATTGGAAAGATGTAGGACAAAAAACAGTAGAATACTTATCTGAAATATTTGGAAAAGATAATTTTTTTATAGAGGCTCAACTGATGGATCAGCAGAATAATCCTATCCAGATAGAGCTTACAGAAGCATTAAGATCTCTAGGGTCTATAACAAAAACTAAACTTATAGCAACGCCAGATGCTCATTATTGCAGAAAAGAAGATGCTGTAGATCAAAGGATTCTTCTTTGCAATAACATGAAAACAACATATCAAGATATACAAAGACAAATATCTAATGGGATGGAGATAGGAATGTCTTGTTTTTTTGATTCTGACAATTTTCATATCTTGTCTAATGAAGAAATAAACGATATTCACAAGGAAGAAGAAATAGAAAATACTCAGTTTGTCGCTAGTCTATGTGAAGACTATGATATATCTCATAAGCCGATGCTTCCTCCTTTTAAATGCTCTAAAAATAATCCTGATGAATTTTTACGACAATTATGCAGAAATGGATGGAAAGAGAAGATTGACTCTAAGATTCCAAAAGATCTACATCCTGAGTATGTGCAGAGAATCAAATACGAATTAGAGGTTTTACAAGGAGCTGGTCTTTCTAGTTACTTTTTGATAGTTCAAGATATTGTTAATCATGTTAGACAAAACAAGTGGTTGCCCGGCCCAGGAAGAGGATCTGCTGCGGGATGTTTAGTCTCCTATTTAATAGGGATAACATCTATAGATCCAATTTCATATGGGTTAATTTTTGATAGATTTTATAATGCTGGGAGAAACACATCAGATAGAGTGTCTATGCCAGATATCGATGTTGATGTTCCAATCAATAAAAGAGAATTTATTATAGAATATATAAAAGATAAATATGGAAGAGATAAGGTCTCTCAAATGATCACCTTTAATACTATGAAAGGACGAGGTTCTTTAAAAGATGTTCTTAGAGCATATGGTAGTATTAGTTTTGAAGAAATGAATAAAATAACAAAACACATACCGGATGAAGCAAAAATAGCAGATGAGTTACAAGAGATGAAACTAGAATTTGGAGAATCGTCTATATTAAGATGGGCATTAGAAAATAATTCAGAAGAATTAAAAGAATGGTGTTTTATTAATACAGAAACAAACCAACTAGAGGGGCCACTAGCTAAAAGATTTGATCAGGCGATACGACTAGAAGGAACAAAATCAAATCAATCCAAACATGCTGCGGGAGTAGTTATCAGCCAGTATGAGCTATCTAAGGTATGTCCTATGGTGTATGATTCTAAAAATAAACAACTAATTGCTGGTATGGAAATGCAAGACTTAGAAGCTATTGGGGTTATTAAATTTGACATACTCGGCATAGCTATGTTGGATAAGATTATGAACATTCAAGAATTATTATTAAATGGAGGTAGAAATGTTAAAAACAATTAAGTTCATGGAAGTCTCGGAAGGCCAATCTTTCGTATTAGCGGATCTTCAGTATTTAAAGATTGCAGAACAAAGAATTAGTTGCTGTAGTGCCATAAACGCTACTCTATCTAATGATGCGGCTACTAAAATTCAAGTATTACCACTACAAGAGGTGCAAGTAGAAATTAATGATTAATTATAATAAAATTTGTGTGTTTGATTTTGAGACGGATGGGGTTAATCCTAATGTTTGTAGTCCTGTACAACTAGCTGCTGTTATGGTTGATCCAATAAAGCTAGAGATTATAAAAAATTCAGAATTAAATATAAAACTTAAGCCTGAAAAATTAGAAAATCCAGATTTTGTTTATGATAATGATATATTAGATTTTCATGCTAAAGTAAGAGGGAGTAATAGAGAATCTATTTTAGCAGAATGGAAACAATATCCATCTCAAAAAAACTCATGGGGTCTTTTTACTGACTACTTAGATAAGTACCATAGTAGATCAACAAAGAAAAGTCAGTTTAGTGCTCCTATCGCTGCTGGATATAATATATATCGGTTCGACTTAAATATTGTAGAGAGATTAAGTGCTAAATATGGAAATACAAACAAAGAAAATAGAAGCAGCCTATTTTTTTATAGAGATGTAATAGACATTATGAATATTATGTTTTTATGGTTTGAAAATAATCCAGATCTTAAAAGCTATTCTTTAGATAATGTTAGAGACTATTTATCTATAGATAAAGAAGGGGCACACGATGCTATGAAAGATGTTCAAGATTGTGCCGAAATACTAATAAGGTTTTTAAAACTACATCGTAAACTGGGACAGAAAATACTTTTTAAGGATTCTTTTACAACTAAAATATGAAATATCTAACTTTCCCGTGTGGCTGCAAATTCTCCTTAGTTAACGGAGATGAGAATAGCGTCGTTTTAGATCCTATTATAGAGAATATAAATCTGTCTTGTTCTAGAACTTGGGATCTTATATCTTCTGGAAATACAAAAGGATGTTTTCAGCTAGAAAGCAGACTTGGAAGATCTATGTCTAAAAAATTAAAACCATCCAATATAGAGGAACTATCTGCTTTAATTAGCATTATGAGGCCAGGATGTTTAGAGGCTGTTAGAAATAATAAAACTGTTAGTAATCATTTTATAGATAAGAAAAATGGAGAAGAAAGCATAGATTATTTCCATCCTTCTTTAGAGCCTATTTTAAAAAACACATACGGAGAAATGGTCTATCAGGAACAAGCTATGGAAATAGTTAAAGTTATTGCTGGATTTGATCTTCAAGAAGCAGACATGCTTAGGAAAGCAATCGGCAAAAAGAAGCCAGAAGAAATGGCTAAGGTTAAAATCAAATTTTTAGAGGGATGTAAAAACATAAATCTTGTAGATGATTCTTGTTCCCTAGAAATATTTAATTGGATAGAAAAATCACAAAGATATTCCTTCAATAAGTCCCATGCTGTAAGTTATGCTATAAATGCTTATCTATCAGCATATACAAAAGCTCATTTTCCACAAATCTTTTTTGCCTCTTACTTAAGATTCGCTAAGGAAAAAATGGATGCTCAACAAGAAATAAAAGAGTTAATACAAAATACGAACGAGATGGATGTTGTAGTATGTCCCCCAGATCTTAGACTCCTGAATGAAAATTTTATAATAGATAATAAATTAATATATTTTGGACTAACAGACATAAAAGGCCTCGGCAAATCAGTATTTGATAAAATAATTTCTGTTATAGAGAAAGAAAAGATAAATTTAAGAGATATAACATGGGAAGAAACTCTACTCTCTTTAATGTGCAATATTAATTCAACAGCATCTAAAGGATTAATTAGTAGC